GAAGATTATAAAACAAAAGAAGAATATACGCATGCAATCGATACTCTTATTTCTCGTAATGAAGAAAAAATGAAAGATTGCCGTATGAGATTATTACAATTAAATAATAGTGCATTAGGTGCATTATATTTGGAACATTTAGAATATGAAGCATGTCAAAAACATTTGACTGATTATGGTAAAGAAAAATATGGAAAAGCCAAAGAAGATTATATGAATGCTTATACCTATTTGCAAAAAGAATATGATGAAACTTTGCATGAATGGACAAAATTGAAGAAAGAAAAACAAATCGTATTGATAAATTTTAATGGTGAATAATGTTTGATTTTTTTAAAAAGAAAGATAATAGCGATAAAGAGTTCATTCAGAAACAGATACAGAATACTTATGCAGAAATGCAAGAACGTATCCGTAAAGAGAAAGAACAACAGAATGTTATTAATGACCCACATCCTTTATATGAAATACCTATAAAGGATTATTTGGAAAAGTCTATTCCAGAAATTCAGAATGATGCAAATGAATGTGGTTCTAGAATGGATATTATTTACACTTATATTGAATCTTATATCAATGCACGTAAAGATGAGACAGACCCTGTTAAAGTCAATGGATTTAGACTACACATGAATGACTGTCTTGCTAAATGGAATAAATATAAACACAGACAGGATAAACTATATAAGATGATTGAAATCAGAAATATAAATCCTGAATTTGAAACAATGAGACCAACTGATGATACTGTTGGTGATATAAGATTCGGAGAAAACTAAATGATATTTAATGAACTATGGGAAGCCTTCAACGACATTTATTTCGAAGAAGGACCACATACTTATACAGATAGTGTAGGTACACAATATACTTCAGTGACTACTTTTTGTGGCCAATTTGAAAAAGAAAAAGATTGGAATTTAATTGCAGAAAAGTCAGCATTCAATAAGGCAAAAGCAGCAATCGCTGCAGCAAATCCTAAATTGAAGAAAGACCAAGTAATTGCAATGGCTAAGATTGAATCAAAGAAATTAGCTCCATCTCTAAGAAAAGAATGGAATAAATCTGGTGATTATGCAAAAATCTTAGGAACTGAAGTTCATGCTGTAATGGAATACTTATGGCAGAATAAAGATTACGAAGGTCATAAAGATAAAATGGCTTTATATCCAGGAATGATTGAAGATTTCGAATATCGTAAAGCTAAGTGTAAAGAAATCTTTAATTCTCTAAAGAAGATGTATGTTCCTGTAAAGAATGAATACATTGTATATGATCGAGACTGGAAACTTTGTGGAACAATTGACTTCTTAGCATGGAATAAAATCAAGAAGTGTTATGCTATTCTTGACTGGAAAACATCTAAAGAATTCACAAGAGAAAACAAATATGGTGAAACATTAAAAGAACCATTCTCTGTTTATCCAGCATGTAATTGTACTGAGTATTCAATTCAGTTATCAACATATAAAGCTATTTTAGAAAAACATTGTCCAAATATAAAAATAGGAGAGTTGGTATTGATACAACTCCCAAAAGAAGGTACAGAACCTGATATATTTAGATGTTATGATTTTTCAGATATATTAACAAAATACTTAGATAATAGAAAAGAGAGCTAATTGCTCTCTTTTTTTAACATTTCTTGTAAGTATTCAACTAATAATTTTATTTCTTTTTCATCATAATTAGTTGCAATTGTTCTTGATAAGACAGATGCTGTTTTTTGTCTATTAGTTTCTTCAATTACATTATTCTTACAATTTTCTAAGAATACATTAAAATCATCAAATGACTTGATTTTATCCATCAATTCAGGTTTAATTTCATACCCATTGATTATTGTTTTATTATCAATGTAATCACCATAATAACGTGTTGATGTTCCTAGCTTATATGTACCTAAATCCATTGGAATTACATATTCTTTATCCATAGATGTTTTATCAGATACAGTTAAATCATAATCATAAGACTTTTTCTTATCAGCTTCTTTCTTTAAACTATCAAGAAAATCAGCGTATGCTTTATTTAAAGTTTCATTTGTCATTTTATCGTACTTATCCATTATCTAATCCTTGCCCATTCTGTTGCTAAACGTGTGATTTGCTTATGATATTGTTTATCTGCCCATCCAGGAATAATGCTTGCAAATTCTGAATAAGATCCACCAATATGTTTCCACCATGCGGCTAAACCAAAAATACAATTGTGTCTCTGACCTTCTGGTGTTGAGTCAATTTTCTTTTCAACGTATTCTTTAGCTTTAGTCAAATCACCTTGATTTTTCTTTCTAAATCTCTCGTATTCTTTTTCTAACTTTCTTAGATATTCTTCTTGTTTAATATAACATTCATCATAAGCAATCTTATATCCTTCAATATCAAACAAATTAAAACATTTTCCCATATTGAAATAACAATAATAAGGACTATCTTTTGTTTTAATTGCAGGTACCTTAAAGAATTGTGATTTGACAAATGATGCTGGATCAACATAATCAAATCTATCTAGAAGATAATGATATGGACTATAAACTCTTTCAGAGCATTTATAAAACATTCTATCAATAACATATTCTTTATCTAAGAACAATAATACTCTGAACTTTTGTTTTACGCCATCATAAGAATAACTTGTATGTAGAATAAACTTATATTCTCTAAATCTATTCTTGAATTCATCTATTGTCATATTACTATCATCGTAATCTAACATTAGAATATCTGTTTTATCCATGTTCTCATTACATCTTTTATCACCGATAACAGAGCAAAACTTCCATTGTGGAATATAGTTTTTATCTTCAACTAACAATGGATGTTCTATACTCTTTTTTAAATGAAGTAGAACGTCTTTATTGACTTCTACTTGTTTCATTTTATTATCAAATTGACTAGATATAATTTGGATAAATTTCATTGAATGATTTAATTATTTTATTTACTAAGAATTTAGGGTCTTCTTGCCAATTCAATGCAATACCTACTGCATTTTTGTGACCTCCACCACGGCCAACCTTATTTATAATTGGCAACAAATCTACATCATTAGAACGAATTGAAAGATTGTTCTTATTCAAAATAATAAACCATTTATAACCATCTTTCTTTAGACGTTCTGTTATTTCATACTGATAATAATCTAAGATAAAGAAAACACCCTTATGTGGTAATGTAGTGATTTCAATGTTATTATAGATTTTATCAACAGCCTTCATAGATTCCTTCAAGAATAGAATTTCTTCTTCTGACAGCTTTGTATTTCCATTAATGAAACGTCTGACAAACCATTTGAAATTCATTTCCCAGAAAATCTTATTGAACTCTGGTGACCTTACATCTTTCTTCTTATACATGTCAAAATCGTCCACAATGTTCACCAGGTCTTCTAAATGACTTAGGTCGCTCAACTTATTATACAAGTCAAAGACGAGCCTAGAAGCGCTATTCTGCGTATTTATGACGATGGTCTTTCCATTATGAAATTTCTTGGCACTTTCATGGTGATCAAGAACAATCATTGGAACTTTCAATGTGGTCAAATCTTTATATGCAATTTCTGGATAGAAATCTGTACAAATTATTAGGTCATAATGTTCCTTGTTTATTTCTTCAGTAGCTTTTGCAAATAAAGTTTTTTCTGACTGATAAGTGATTGGCAATGCAGTCACTGTTTTATAATAATTTTTTAGAATGATATGGCAGCAAGCGCCATCCATATCGAAATGTGTTATATTTAATACTTTGAGATTTTTATCTGTTATATTCATGTGTCTAAATATAACAAAAAGAGGTTGCTTTTGCAACCCCTTTTCTGATTTTTCAATCAAACTTTCTTAAGTATTAGCCTTGTGAAAGTCTTGCAAAGAAATCATCATTGTCAAGTTCTTCGGCTGTTTCTTCAGGTTCATCCTTTGGGTTAGATGCAAACATTTCTGAATCATCTGCCTCTACGGTTTCTGCCTTTGGAAAATCTGCCTTTACAACTTCATCAACATTGATTGCTTGTGGAGCATTTTCATCTGGATCCTTTTCGCCAAATTCAGCAAACAAGAACTTACCTGTCTTCTGCTTATAGCGCTTAACAATCTGAGCGTAAGTAGAACAATCTTCTTCCTTCTTTTCGATTTCGGATAGACGGAACTGCTTCTGTTCAAGTTCGTTAATTTCATCGTCTGTCAATTCCTGCAACTTACCATCCTTAAACATAGAAATTCTTGATGGTGCAGTCCAGTGAGACTTTTCATAATTAGGACCATTAGAAGTCTGATAACCTTCCCAAACAAAGTTTGCACCTGCTCTCCATTCCTTATTGATTACCTGTTCATCCTTTGGACCATACCAAGAGAATGGGTTAATTCCTGGAGTAACGTCACCAGTTAGTTCATCCTTCTTGTCATTCATTGCTTCAGAAATGAACTTCATGATTGCACGCTTGAATTCAAACTTGAAGATTTGACCTTCAGTTTCAGGAGCATTTGGGTTACGGATTACTAGAACGTTGGCATAATACTTTGGCTGCCATTTTGGTAATGCATGTTTACGATATTCTTCAATTCCAGGCTTACCATACTTCTTGAATAGAAGATTGTTATAACGACAAATTGGGCACTGATGCTTTTCATCATCACCAAACTTACGCAAACAGTCACAACCAAACCATTCGCCGTTAGGCAACTGCATCATGTGTGTTCTGTTTTCTACGTAAGACATATCTTCATCAGGATGACCTGGTAAGAAACGCAATACAATATTGAACTTTCCGTCCTTCATTGTTGGCTTTAGAAGGCCTTCAATTTCATAAGACTTCTTAGTTGCTGCTTTATCCTTCTTTTGTGGGAAAGACTTTTGAACTGCGCTGAAAATTGAATCGAAACTTTTATTTACTGGCATAATTTTTTACCTCTTTAGATTTAATACGATTTTCGTTAGCCAAACGAATCTCATATATGCTGTGTCTTGAATCTTACTCTCATCAATTATGAATTTTTTAGCTTCATAACCGCGTATGTAAAACTCCGATGTGACTATTTTATCTCTTATTAATTTGTATATTTCATTTGTTTGATCTGGCGCAAGGCCAAATAAAGTATACTTGCTTGAAAATTGAAATAGTCCTTTGTTTTTATCTTCTACTAATTGTTTCAGATATTCGCTCTGAGCTATTATCTCTTTTCTTTTCTTAAATATAAAAAATTTTTGTCGATTGTCAACCTTGCCACATGATAAAAGAGTCGGAAATTTCTCTGTTATCATGAACTCATTGACAATAGAAATTGCAAAATCATTGACTGTAAACTGTCCACTGTTTATGCTATTCACTAAATCTATAAACACATTAGCCGATTTATCTACATTAGGAGTATAATAGAAATCTTCCTCCAAAATATCTTTTACAGACTTTGTCGTAAGATCCTTATAAACCTTATTTGTAAATTTCTTCGCAGTCTTCAATCCACTCAAGACTTTATACAAGTGATATATTTGGTATTTGTTTATCATCCAAAAAACTCAAACATGCCTGTGTCAATTTTTCCAATTTTATATCTTTTCTTTAGTTCATTTGTTAATAGATAAAAATTCATTTCATCCAATAATTTCTTCACCTGGTTAGGTTCCAAATAATCGGTGACAAGAATAATCATGCTATCAACAATATTTATTTTATTTTCTTTATTCAATGTATACAATACATTATTAAAATGGTTGAATGTATCAATGTTCTTAGACATCTCTACAATGAACTTTGGTAATTTAGATACATCATCTACATCATCAAAATCCAATCCATTCTTTTTCATGTAATCGTAAAAATTCTTTTTGTTCGCATTTTCTTCCAAGACAGATATATCATATTCTGTTGAGTACTTGGGTAAATCATTGCTGTATTCTACTTGTTCTTCCATAATAAAACCTTATTCAAAATCATTTACCACATTACTCATTGCTTCATCTGCTTGTGATGCAATTATATCAGATGGAGAAGCTGATTGCTGACCATTACCTGTATTTTGTGGTTTATATCCTACTAAATCAAATAATCTCTGTTTTTCAACATCAACACCAATAGTGACTACATTTCCTCTCTTATTACCATATCTGGTCTTCAACAATTTTACTGTATACATATTTGCTTCCTTCATTTCTGGAGACTGCATAATACCGAAAATTGCATCTGCCTTCATAGTCTGACCAAATGAGTCTGCTGCATCATCCAATCCTAAATCAGCACTCTGATAACCACCACGGTTAGTCTGCATAGCACTTACAATAGGAATTCCCTTAATCATACCAATACTTCTTACCTGACCTGAAACAAGTTTCAAGATAGTGTTATCATTTGTATTGATAGATACCTTTCCATTAGGAATCATACAACCAATATAGTCAATAATCAATACTTCAGGAATAAAGTTTTTCTTTTCTTCTAGTTCTTTTAGAAGTGCCTTCAAACCAATTGCATTCAAAGTACCTTCTTCATATTCCTTAATAATTAACTTATTGTGACCACATTTTGCCAATGCTTTCTTATAGATTGAACCATAAGAATTTCTTGATAATGACTTCAATTGAGTCTGAGTTACGTCATACAAATTCTGAGCAATACGCTGACCAATCTTCTTTTCACTATCTTCGAAGGTGACATACAAAACTGTGTGACCATTGATAATCAAATTCGTAGCAATTGAACATAGAGTTAAAGTCTTACCAACGTTAGTTGGTGCCATAATCATGTTCAAAGATTTTTCATGAAGTCCACCACCGATTAAGTCATCGATAGACTTTAAACCGGTTGAATAGACTTTTTCATTTGCAATAATATCTTCGAATAAAATTTGAGGGTCTTCGAAGAAAGAGAAACCAATATCAGTGTTGAATGAGAATGCTTGTGCTTCTGCTACTTCATCAGCGAAA